GCATCGGGCGGCATGGTCTTTGGTGGTGCGGCGGTTACCGCCTTCGCGCCCGCAGTTCCGCAAACGGTCACCGTGCCGGCCGGCAGCGGCGCGAACTGGATCGCCACCGCCCGGGTGCGCCGCCGCCGGATCCCGGTTCAACCGAACATCTACCGCTATCGGGCCGGCGCCGGCGGCCTGGTGTGGGGCGGCGCGGCGGCCACGGCTTTCTATCCGGCGCCGCTCAACAATTACGTATATGCGCCCAGCGCGGTCAATCGCGGGCGTTTCGGCGGGCAGGCGGAAGTCATTGCGAACCGCGCCGACGAGACCTGGCTGTTGCTGATGGCGGCCTGAACGCCTGACCGCCGATACGATCAACCTTGCGGCCCGCATCGAGCGGGCCGTTTTATTTGGAGAACGCCATGCCCAATCGCAAAACCGTCAACCTGCCGATGGAACGCCTGCTCGCGCCGATCAGCGCAATCGACACCGCCGCGCGTACGGTCGAAGTCGTCTGGCTCTCCGGCGAGCGCATCAAGCGCTACGACTGGATGAGCGGGCAGTATTTCTACCTCGAATTTTCCCGCGAACCCGGCGCGGCGCGCATGGGCCGGCTGCAGTCGGGCACGGCGCCGGTGCTCAATGCGCACAGCACCTGGAGCCTGGCGGACCAGATCGGCGTCGTCGAAAAAGCCGCGTACGGCGGCGGGCGCGGCAGCGCCACGCTGCGCTTCTCGGCGCGCGAGGACGTGCAGCCGATTTTCCAGGACGTGCAGGACAAGATCATCCGCAACGTGTCCGCCGGCATGAACATCTACCGCTACGAGCAGTTGCCGCCCGACGCGCAGAGCGAAGGGCTGGCGATCCGCCGTGCGGTGGATTTCGAGCCCGCTGAAATTTCACTGGTTCCGATCGGCGCCGATGCAGGCGCAGGGACGCTCGCCGATCAGTCTCAACGCACGCATCCCTGCGACATCATCGATCTATCGGCGGATCCCGCCCAACCCCTGAAGGAGAACGTCATGACGACAGAAGTAGAACGAGCTGCAGCGGCGGCAGCGGAAACCGCCCGATTGGCCGAGCAGGCACAGCGGCAACAACAAACCGATACGGCCACGCTGGCCGCCACCAACGCCGAGCGCAAGCGGACCAAGGACATCCGCGAGCTGTGCACGCTGCACAAGCTCGACGCGAAGTTCGAGGCCGACGTGATCGACAAAGGCACGCCGATCGAAGACGTGCGCACGCAGATTCTCGCCAAACTCGCGGCGGACTCGGCGGCGCATCCGACGCGCTCCGGCTTCGACATCGAGGTCGTCGGCGACGCGGGCGCGCAACGCCGCACGAACATGGCCGCGGCGATGTTCCACCGTATCGCACCCACGACCGAACTGCCCGACGCGGCGCGCGAATACCGCTACATGTCGCTGCTGCGGATGGCCGAGGAGTGCGTGCGGACCGAAGGCCATTCCACGCGCGGCCTGTCGGGGCTGGAAATCACCAACCTCGCGATGCAGGCGACTTCGGACTTCCCGAACATCCTCGCCGAAATCACCAACAAGCGGCTGCGCCAGGTCTACACCGAAAACGTGCCGACCTACACGCAGTGGGCCCGCCGCGCGCCCAACGCGCCGGACTTCAAGAACATCAACGTGATGCAGCTCTCGGCGGCGCCGGACCTCGAGAAAGTGGCAGCGGGCGGGGAATTCAAGTACGGCTTCATGACCGACGGCAAGACCAGCTACGCGGTCATCACCTACGGCAAGGTGCTGTCGTTCACCCGCCAGGCCATCATCAACGACGACCTGCGCGCGTTCGACCGCGTGCCGGCGGCGTTCGCCGGTTCGGGCCGGCGGCTCGAAAACCGCCTGGTCTACGCCCAGCTCACCGGGCAGCCGGTGATGGGTGAGGACAACAAGACGCTGTTCCACACCGATCATGCCAACGAGGCGGCGCACGCGGTGATCAGCCTGTCCTCGCTCGCCGCCGGCCGCAAGCTGATGCGCGAGCAGGTGGGCCTCAAGGACGAAGAACTCAACCTGGCGCCCGCTTTCCTGATCACGGGGCCCACCAACGAGCAGACCGCGTACCAGTACACCAGCGCGCAGTACGCACCAATGGTCGCCTCGGAAGTGAACGAGTTCCGCACCGGGGGACGCACCGCATTGACGCCGGTGGTCGACGCCGTGGTCTCGGATGCGGCGTGGTATCTCGCCGCGAACGCGCCCGATGTCGACACGATCGAGTACTGCTACCTCGACGGGTCGGAAGGCGTTTACCTCGAAACGCGGATGGGCTTCACCGTGGATGGCGTCGACGTCAAGGCGCGGCTCGATTTCGCGGCCAAGGCGATCGACTTCCGCGGCCTGTTCCGCAACAAGGCATCGTAAAGCGGGACGGCTGATGATTGACGGGCGGCAAGTTAACTCCGCCGTCCGTTAATTACTTTCCGCTTTCCACTTTCCATTTCCCATTTTCCAAGGAGCAACAAATGAAAAACTTCATCCAACATGGCGGGACGCTCTCCATCGCTTCCGCACCCTATGCGCGGCTGGCGGGCGAAGGACTGCAGGTCGGCGCTGCGCTGTTCGGCGTCTGCGTCGATGACGTGCTGATCACCGGCGAGTGCGAGATCGTCACCGAAGGCGTGTTCGAGCTGCCGAAAGACAGTTCGACGTTCATCCAGGGCGACTGCGCTTACTGGGACGATGCGGCGAAAGCCGTGACCAGCGACGACCTGGGCAACATCGCCATCGGCGTTGCGGTCCTCGGCGCGGCAACGGGCGTGGCCACGGTGCAGGTCAAGCTTGGGGCCCCGTTGACGGTCCTCACGACCTAAGCCGGAGACGGGTGGCAAGCGGGCGGCGGGGTTCAATCCGCCGCCCCTCACTCATCACTCATCACTCATCACGCATCATGGACTGGAAAAAACACATGCGGCGCATCATCGCGCGGCTCGGCGAAGACGCGACCGTGACGCCGGCTGCCGGCGGCGGCACATTCACGGTGCGCGGCATTTACAGCGCGCCCTACGCGGTCATGCTCGACGGTGCGGCCTTGCCCGGCATCGCAAGCGACAAGCCCCGTTTCGGCGTGATGACGGCAGACCTGGGCGCGGCCGCAGTGGGTGACCAACTGACGCGCGCTGGTACCGATTACCTGATCGCGGCGGCCGAACCCGACGAACCGTCGGGCCTGACCGTGCTGCAACTTTCGAGCGACGACTGATGGCCGAAGCCCCCAAGCACCTGCGCGCACAGATCCGCGCCGCGCTCGTGGCCCTGCTCAAGGGCAAGAACAGCGACGTGGACCAGAACGTATTCTCCGGCCGCGCGCGGCCGCTCACCGCGGCGCAGATTCCCGCGGCCGACGTCGACATGGGCCGCGGCGAAAACCGCAGCGACGGCGGGCGCATCGATGCCGGCGACGGCGGCATGGGGCCAAGCGAACCGCTGCGCCGCTACCCGGTCCTGCTGCTGGCGGTGACGGTGGAGCAGAACGACGGCTTTCTCGACGCGCTCGACGCGATCTACAAGGATTACGAGATCGCGATCGCGGAAGACAACACCCTCGGCGGCCTGTGCGTCGCCATCAAGCCCCTCGGCGAACCGGCGGTGATGATCGCCGCCGAGGGCAAGACCACGGTCGCGCGCGGCGAGATGCCGTTCGAGGTCGAATACATCACGGCATTCAACGCGCCCACCCAGGCGGCGTAAAAACAGGAGCGGGAATCGGGCATGGCGAACATTCTTCCAAGCAAGGCGGCCATCCGGGCGGCTGAAATCATGGGGCGGGTCCACGTGGAACATCCGCGCGGCGCGGAGATCGGCGTGCGGATCGGCGCGCTGGCGGCCGAACTGCTGAAATATCCGCAGCTCACGCTCCACATGATCGATTCCTGGGCCGACACGGCGCTGCAGACCGACGCCTACCGGGCGACCCGCGATCCCAACGCCCTGGCCTCCGCCGCCAGACAGGAGCAGCACTACCGCATGACGCTCGCCGCGGTGAAGTTCGCCGCCGGGCGGGCGTCGATCCTGCGGATGCGTTCGTGCGACGCTGTGGCGAAGTTCGCGGACGCCTCGCTCGATTTCGTGTTCATCGACGCCGACCACAGCTATGAAGGCTGCACCGCCGATATCGAGGCGTGGCAATCGAAAGTGAAACCGGACGGCGTGCTGTGCGGACACGATTACAACCACGTCCGCGTCGAATTCCAGGGCGTGACGCGCGCGGTCGACGAGGCGATGCTGCGCAACGGCTGGCGGCTGGAGCTGGGGGCGGATTACACATGGTTCGCGCTGCGATGAAGCTCTCTCCCGACTACCAGCAATTCATCCTGACCGCCGACGGCAGTTTCGAGGAGATCGGCGCGCGCATGCAGAAAAAACTCGCCGCGCTGCCCGACCTCGATCTGCGCGGCAAATCGGTGCTCGACATCGGCTGCGATTACGGCTTCTGGAGTTTTCGCGCGGCACACCGCGGCGCGGCGCGGGTGCTGGGTCTCGACCGGGGCCGTGATGTGCACGGCGTCGGCGCGGTCGATCTGCCGGCGCAGAACCGGCAGATCGCGGCATCGCACGCGCGGCTCGCGGCGTGCAGCTTCGAGAATATCAATCTCGGTCGCCAATGGCTCGAATTCGGGCGGTTCGACGTTGCCTATATGTTCTCGATGTATCACCACGTTTACCAGGCAGCGGACGGCGATCACGTGCCGGTCTGGTACTGGCTGCACAGGCACCTGAAACCGGACGGCGTGCTGGTCTGGGAAAACCCGCTGGTCGCGCATGATTCGACGGTTGCCCGGCATGTCTCGGCGGCGCATCACGCGAACTACAACGCGGCGGCGATCCTGGCGGCGGCGGAACGCTACTTCGAGCCTGAGTATTTCGGGCCGGCGCGGCACTCGCCGACCCGTGAGGTCTACCTGTTCCACCCGAAATCCATCGCGCCGCGCACGTTTGCCGCGCGCCCGGTCGATGGCGTGAAGGGCGCCTCGCGCGCGATGCTGTATCACGATGGCGCGCGCATCGGCGAAGTGGAACAGATCCTCGGCTTCCGGCCGTTCCCCGGCAGCCTGAACCTGCGCTACGACGGCGCGCCCGATCTCACCCAGGGCTATTACCGCGCGACGCTGATGGACATGCCGCGCGGTGATATCGCGGGCCAGTGGGCGCCGCGCATGGCGCGCTTCTACCCGCTCGCGATCGACGGGCGGCCGGCGTGGGCGGTGCATTTCGAGGACCAGCAAAAACACCGGGCCGGGCTGACCGAATGCTATGCGCCGGAACGCCTGCGCGATGTTGTCGGCGAACAGGTGACGCTGACATGGTGACCGTGGCCTGCGTCCAGGTGGGGAATTATTGCGGCTGCGGCGCCGCCTACGTGAACAAGCTGCGCGCCGGCGTGCTGCGGCACCTGCCGCGTCCGCACCGCTTCGCCTGCATCACCGACGACGCGAGCGGACTGGATCCGTTGATCGACATTGTGCCGGCGCATCCGGGGCTGACCGGCTGGTGGCAGAAGCTCGCGCTGTTCAAGCCCGGCACGTTCCAGACCGGGCGCATTATTTTTTTCGATCTCGATACGTGGATCCTCGGCGATCTGACGCCGCTGGCGAATTACGCGGGCGACTTCGCGATGCTTGAGCACCTGATGCGGCGCAACCGGCCGGCCTCTGGCGTGCTCGCCTGGCACCGGGATGCGGCCGGCGCGCAGGCGATCTGGGAGGCGACGCTCGCGACGGGCGGCGAGCCGCGGCACAAGATGGGCGACCAGGGCTTCATGGAAGACACGCTGAAAAAACGCGGGATCGTTCCCGACCTGCTGCAGCATTCGATCGGGGGAATCTATTCGTGGAAGCTGCACTGCAGGACCCAAATGCCGGCGGACGTGGCGGTGTGCTGCTTTCACATGCGGCCCAAGCCGCACGAGCTGCCAGGCTGGTCGCCGGCGCGTTAGGCCCGCGCTGCGCGGTGGTGGTGGCGCACCCCGACGACGAGGTGCTGTGGGGCGCCGGGCTGATGCTGCGCTACCCGCATCGGGAGTGGACGGTGATCTGCTGTTCCATCCCGCGACTGGACCTCGTGCGCGCGTACAAGTTCTTTGCTTCATGCGAACGGCTCGGCGCGCGGGGCCGGCTGCTGCCGTTCTGCGAATCCGCGATCATGGCGGGACTGAAATACCTCGACCTGGCGGGGTTCGATTGCATCGTCACGCACAACGCCGCGGGGGAATACGGGCATGCCCAGCACCGTCTGATCCACAAGTATGTGGTGAAGAAAAACGCGCAGCCGATCATCACCTTCGGCGCGAACCGAACCGGCCGCGGCGCGTTTGTGCTGCGGCTGACCAAGGAAGAACTGATCCGCAAAATGGCGGCGCTGCGCTGCTACGACCATTTCATCACCTGGCGTGGCGAGAAAACCCGCCGCTGGAAAACGATCCTCGACGCCCGCAAGGCGTCCGGCTACCGGGCGCACATCGAGAGCTACGATTTGTTTACACGCTGACCCACGGCAACACGAGCATCATCCACCTGACTTTTAAGAAGGAGTAATCGCATGGGCTTCCCCACCGTTGGAAAAAATCTCAAGATCGGCCCCAAAGGCGCGCTGTTCTACGCGCTGATCGACGACGCCGGCGTCGTCGCCGACGACTTCACGTTTGCCGGCAAGGCCAACGACATCCCGGTGTCGTGGGAGATCGCCGAGACCGAGATCTACAGCTCGACCGAGGGCGCCGGCGAAGGCCTGCTGGTGGATACCCAGCTCAACAAGGCCAACATGATCCTGTCGCCGCAGGTGCAGGACCAGCGCCTCGAAAACCTCGAGGCCTTCCTGCTCGGCACGGCCGCCGCGGGGGACCAGACCGCCGGCAGCGTCACCGGGACGTTCGAATACGTCGTGCTCGATCACTACTACAACCTCGGTGTGCGGCGCGGCACCGGCCTCGTCGTGACCGACGGTTCGACGCCCTACGTCGCCGACACCGATTACGTCTACGACGCCGAGTCCGGGCTGCTGCGCATCAAGCCGGACGGCGGCATCGCCGAGGGCGACAGCATCGATTTCGAGATCACCAAGCCGATCCTGGCGATCTCGCGCATCGCGATGGGCACGAACATTTCGCGCTTCGTGCAGGTCAAGTTCCAGTGCAACGATGCCAACACCGGCAACATCTCGGCCAAAGACACCTACACCTTCTGGAAGGCGCGCCTGTCGCCGGCCGGGCCGATGGCGCTGGTCGGCAACGGCGAAGTCGCGATCCCGCTCAAGATCACGGTCTACGCCGACACCGAGAACCATCCGACCGAGCCCTACGGCGTCATGGAGCGCGCCGCGTGACGGAGGACGATGCCCTGGGCCGCACGGGCCTGATCACGCTCGGCGGGCGCGCGTTCCGCGTCATCGACTTCGACCGGCGCACCATTCCGCTCCACCTCTACCTCGAAACGCAGATGCGCGAATCGGGGGCGGACAAGGTGCTGCCGGGCCCGGAGGAGGGCGACGAGAGCTGGGCGCTGCGCCTGCGCATGCAGCTCGTCGATTCCGGCCGCGCGATCGACCTGGTCGCCGGCTGCCTGGTGGCGCCGGAGCAGAGCGAGCGCGACTGGTCGCCGGCCGTGGCCGCCGCGACCGCCGCGCACCTGCGGCAGTGCGACGCCGCCGAGGCGCTGGAAACCTTCGACCAGCTCGCCCTGGCGGTGGCGCTGCGTTTTTTTATGCAGGCGGTCGAACGGTTGCAGCGTTTCCGCAACTCTTTGCCCGCCCCGACGCCCCTGTCCCCGCCGCAGGACAGACGTCTGCACTGACCGGGCTCGACCCCGCGCTCGGGCCCTGGGCCGGGATCGTGCTCGAGGCCGCCGGCCACGACCACGACGCC